CGTGCGCCTCGCGGTGGCTTACGATATTATCAACCGACAAGCCGTACTCCTTGCAGAGATAAGCGCAATACTCAATAGCGGTATCGCGCACCGCCTCAAAATACGCCTTGTTCGTGAGCCCGTCCTCGCACATTTCAAACTGAATATATGCGGGGTTGTAATTATAAGAGCCTTTCGAGCCGCTCCCAACGCCCCAACAACAATAATTGTACGGGAGAATGTTTGCAACCCTTACGGCTCCGTTTTTATCGTAGCCGATAAAGGAGTGAACGCAAACGGAGCGTTTCATTACCGAGGCGGGGTTATTCCAATGGTTGCCGTACTGGTTTACGCCCACCTCGTCGGGTGCGTCAACGTAGCGTTTCAAGTACGGGTTATTTGCACCCGTACTATGTACGACAACGCCCGCGGGTTTCATTTTCCGCGCCGCCTTGTAGCAATCGTTCTTTGTTGCGTATGCCGTAATGATGTTCATACTGTTTTAATCCTCGCTTTCTGTATAACTCGCGTTTTCGTGCTTGATTTCTTTCATATACTCGTCTGCCTGGATAGCTGCCGAGGTAAAGCTGTTGTTTTTCCACCAAGCCCAAAGCGTAGCCGCTACGGTGGCGGCAGCCGTGAGCATAGAGTACAGCTCGTCCTCTGCAAAGGGCAGCGGGTTTTTGCCGAGCATAGTTAAAACCTGGTTAAGCAGCGTTACCACAAGCACAATAGTACGTACTACGGTTTCAACCGATACTTTCTTTTTCTCCATTGTATTATTTTCCTCCTTTCTCGGTTTGCTCCTTGTGCGGCTCTGTCGGCAGCTCCATAATATCGTGATATAATTCTGTCGCTACGTCATTACCGCCGAGGGCGTGATATGCTTTATATGCCCTTGTGAGTGCCTCTTTTGCATAAAGAGGGCAATAACCGCGCTCGGTATACTTATCGTATGAGCGGATTATTTCAGCTCGCAAAAGGCATTGTAAGCCGTTTTTAATTGCCTTGAGCTTAATTAGCACAGTGCCCGCAAATGTTACGGCACCGCCGCAAAGAAACGGTATAAGCCAGGATATAAACGTATCTAACATAGCCTCCGCCTCCTTAAAGCTCTTTTTCGCAGCGGGCGAGAGTGTCCGCCGCCTGTTTTCTCATTTCGGCAAGGTCAGCCGCTACGCTTTCGGCAATTTCTGCTTGAGCGATAGCCTCGGCTTGCTTTTGTATAATATCCGCTTGCAGCCTTGCCACGCTGCAAAGCTCCTCTATAAGCTCATAATTTCCCATTACTCGCCCTCTGTCCCGTCGTTCTCAACCTCGGGAGGGGCGGGGAAAGTAACATTAAACGGAAAGCCCTCTTGTTCGGGGAGGTCGCGGAGTGCCTGGCGATATATTGCCCAGGCTCCCGTAATAATTTCTCCGAGCGATTTTAAGAACGAAAGCCAGGCAGTAAAAGAGGTTCCGCTCGGCACGCTGATATTAAAGCGGTCGAGAGCTACGCGGCTATCGGTTTCGTTAAGGAGTTTATCGCGGATTTTGCGGGCAAACGCTGCCGCGTCCTCCTCGTTGAGTTCCTCGCAAGCTCGCTTATATGCCGCTTGCAGAACCTCCATTGTTTCCGCTTTCTGCGCCGCTGCCATTGCCTCCGCCTGTGCGAGTCTTTTATAGATATTCTCTTGCATTGTATGTAGCCTCCATATTCTTAAAATAATTTATCATTTTGAGCCGCTCGTGGTAGGTATCTCCGCGGGCGGCATTTGCAAGCCAGGAAACGAGCGACTCGTGCGCCGTCCCTGGCGCATACTCTCCGCGGAGCTCTTTTGCATATAGCTTTTTGAGCTTGCGGCGCTGCTTGCCTTGTTTCTTTTTACCCATTTTACGGATTATCGCGCCCGTATCGGTAACGATAAACCGCCATTGTAGGAGCTTTACTCCCTGGCGCAATGGGTAAAGCGCCGTTTTATCGTTGAGCTGTAAGCCGAGGGCGAATAGGCGCGCCTCGATTTCCTTTTTGCATTGTCGCAAATGCTCTTTGTCCTCGTGTACTAAAATAAAGTCGTCCATATATCGGATATAATGCTTTATTCTCAACCGTTCCTTTATGAAATGGTCGAGGTCGTCCAGGACGGCGAGAGCTACAAGCTGCGATACCTGGGAGCCGAGCCCTAACCCGATTTCCCCGAAAGAGTCCACAATTTCGCAAGCCCGCTCCGCAATTTGAGTATCTGTAACCCGCTTGCATATTGCTGCCTTTGCTATGTCGTGCCGTATGCTTTGGAAATAATGCCGTATATCACATTTAAGCACCCAACCGTCGCAACCGTGCGCGGCATAATACCGCCGCAGATGTGCGGTCATACGGTTTAGCGTATAGTCTACACCGCGCCCCTTGAGGCAAGCGCAATTATCTGTTATAAAGGATTTTGTAATCTGCTCATAAAAGCCGTTGTCGCAGAGCGAACGCTGAAATTGTCGGTCTTTTAACCTTGTGGCTACAATGTCCCGACGTTTCGGCTCGTATATCGTGAAATGTTGGTATCGGTCTATTTTGTACGTACCGTTAAGCAGCGTTTGCCGCAAACGATAGGTATTTTAAGCGCGTTACCCTCATATCCTACGGTACTATCTTTCCAACGGATATTACGGCAGCTCTCTTTTAAGCCTTTATACAGATTATCAAAGGAAATTACTTGCTCGTATGCCATAAGAAAAGCGGACGCATATAAAAGGACTACCCCGCGAGGTACCTTTGTCGCCCGCAATATTTCCTCCTTTCGGAGTTAGGACGGTCGCTCCTTGTGTGAGCTGTGCTGCTTTGGTCTTTCGACTACTTGAATACTGACTAATCCCACAATCGGGGGCTACGCCGTTACCGTTGTACGCATTGTTGTTGTTCACTTCGCCCGAGGAGTTGACAATGCGCGCGTTGTTCGCGTTGGACGGGTTAGGAGAACGCAACCAAGCGTTACGCGCCGTACCGCAAATATAGCAACCGCCCTATGATTTATTTTTGATATTTTTCTTTATCCGACTTAATCCAGGCTTTCAAGAGGTCGTCGGTTTTGAGTATTAAGCCCGTCCAATACTCTACTTGATTTCCCGATATGTAGCCCGCGTCGTATGCGTCGTCCGCCAGGTCTAAAAGCGCGTCGAGGTGCGCGTGCGCCTTGACTTGCTCCATACGGCGGTATGTGTACTCCTCGTCGTTTGTTACAAATACGGAGTTTGCGTGCCGAATACATACGCACGCCTCCCGTATTTCGTTTACTATCGGAGAGGCATATATCCACCGTGTAGACTTCGGAAAATGTTTCTCCGATTTTATCAGCCCGAGGGTGTATTTCTTGAGCTCCCGCGCTTTGTTAAGCACTTGCAGTTTTCCCTCGCCGCGGTCGCCTTTTCGCACACTCATATAAAAACCTCCTTTTAATCGCTTTTCCCGCCTCTACCGAGGCGGATTTGCGATTATGCGATTATACAAGCGGGGGCTACGCCGTAACCGAAGTACGCATTGCTGAAGAGCACTTCGCCCGAGGAGGTGACAATGCGCGCGTTGCTCGCGCTGGACGGGAAAGGAGAACGCAACCAAGCGTTACGCGCCGTACCCGCCGCGTCGCGTTTGATACGCTCGGTCGCCGTCAAACCATTATAATATTCGAGCTGCGTACCGTCCTTGTAACTCTCGCTGTCCCAATTCCCGAAAATTTCGGGGCGGGAGAGTAGGAAAAACTTATCCGCTTTAAGGCTGTAAAGCTGATTGATAGCAAAAGCCGTACCGTCGAGGCTTTCAACCTCAAAGAGCGAATTTGTACGGCAAGCAAGTACGGCGGGCTGCACAACCGCCAGGAAGTCAGCGGGCAAACCGTGCATAAAACCGTTATAGCTTGTCGCCCAGGACGCGGGACGGTCAAATACGTTAGTAGGAGTCCACACCGAGCCCGCTACGGCGGCGCTATTAAGCCATTGACGGACGGCGGATTGAGCGTAGTTATTGCTGCCGAAAATAGCGCGGTGCATATGGTTTACGTTAGGGCTGCTCCCGTTCGTTGTACCGAGGCTTGTACCCTCGGAGCCCTCCGTAAGAGTAACGGTTTCAAGTGCCGTTGTCGTGGTCTTATTTGCATAGCTTTTAACGCTTTTGCCCTCGAGGGTAGCGTTATAGGTCATAGCAAATACGAGCTGACCGCCCACGGGGAGCGCCTTTGTAAGCTCAAATTGAAACGTTTTGCCGTTGTCGGCGGTGTACCAGGCTTGATTTGCAATCGTGATGTTATAAGTGCCCGCAGCGAGTCCGAGCTCCGCAAAATAAAAAGCCTCGGTCGCGTCGTACTGTACCGCCTTTTGCGCCCCGCTCGACAAGCTGTAAACGTTCTTTGTTTCAAGCGTCATTGTATGCGTGAGCTTATTATTTGCCGCTGTATGGTGGTCGTGCGCCCTCACAACCCATATAATATTTTGCGTAGTATCAGCGTCGAGGGTGGCAAACTCGTAACCAACGGGAAAGAGTTTTTCTCCGAGTCCGAGGCGGACGGCGTTTTTAATATCCTCCCAGGTATTAACCGCTGTAAGCGTGTCAATATGTACGGTCGTTTGTTCTCCCTCTCGGTTGGTAACGGTAATGTCCGCTCCTGTTGTCGTTTGCGTAGCGGAGATATTAACGTTTTCCGCGCCCTCCGCCGCCTCTGCCGCCTCGTTAGCTGCTGCCGCCGCAGAGTTAGCCGCTCCCGCTGCGGTATTCGCTGCGGAGGCTGCGCTATTTGCGTTCGTTTTTGCGGTGTTCGCACCACTTGCGGCGCTGTTTGCCGCTGACGCTGCCGAGGTTGCGTTTTGCGCGGCGGTATCAGCTCCGCCTGCCGCTGTTTCCGCTTTCGTTGCCGCTGCATTTGCTGCCGCTGCCGCAGAATTTGCAGAGCCTACGGAGGTTTCAACCTTGCCGAGCGCGTCAATTAACGCGGGGTATTCGTCGGAGCTTGCGGGTGCGTCGGGGTTATAAGCTGCTCGCTTGATTTCAATATAGAAAATTTGCGAGCTTAAAAGGGAGTTACCCTTGTAAAGCCCGATTTCCGCAACGGCAGTACCCGCGACGGCGAGCGTTTGCTCCGTGAGCTCGACTTTGATAACGCCATTTGCAATCGTTGCCGTTTTGAGCACGGTATGACCGTCTGGCTTTGTAAGCTGCAAGCGAGCAGTTACCCCGCTTTCGAGCGTGTAATCCTTGCCGCACTCGAGGGGCACAATTTCAACAAAGCGGCTCTCCTTGTCGTACTGCTTTGCAAAAATCGTAATAGGGAGTGTATCGCGTCCAAAGTCAAGCGCGATAGAGTGTGTAAGTTGCATATTGTTTCCTCCTTGCTTATTTCTCCGTCCAGGGAGTCCAGTTTGTATTAAGGATAAACGACCGTATATAAACCTTGCAGCCCGCCGCCGTTGCGGTGTAACGCTGAATAAGGTTAAAGCCGTCAGTTGCCGAGAGTACCTCGAGATAGCCCGCTCCGCCTGGCGGTGCGTTGCTTATTCCGCTTGTTGTAGGTGCAAAGAAAATACCGCCGTTTTTGTAGTTGTTAAAGTCGCCCTCGACGTGCCCTGCATATCCCAGGACTATAACTCCGTTTGCGGCTATATTGCCGTCAACGTCGAGCGCCTGGGTTGGCTCTCGCTTATTTATGCCTACTTTTTTTCGGCGGAACGATATTAAGGGCGTGCCCTGCGATACGGTTATTGTTGCCGTGTCGCCTGTTAGGTTATCATAAACATAAAATCGCACATACCAGGAGTAATTAGCGTCCAGGCTTAACCATTCGTCCGACGTGAACGTAAAGCCGCTGTCGTTAAATGTCGCAAAGCTCGTTATATCGGTCAAAGAGCTATAAGTGCTCGCGTCTGTCCTCTTATACTGATAATAGAGCTTTCGCAGCGTGTTTTTATTGACGTTATTAACCTTAACGGGTGTAATATCTCCCTCGAGGGTTACTTGCGTTACGTCCTCAACCTCGTTTACGCGCCGCATAATTGCGGTTGTTATGTCTATGCTTTCATAGGCTATAACCGTAATGTTTACCGTAGCCGAGGAAGTGTAGCCGCGGCTGTCGATTGTGGTAACGATTATAGGCACCGTCCCCGAGGTGTATATCTTGCCGACGTTCAGCGTTACGGTTGTGCTTGAGGCTGTCGAGCCGCCCGCCGAAACAGAATAGCTC